GGTCGCTGCCTGGCGGATGGGCAAGCGAGTCGCGGATCACATCCGCAAGACGCTCAGCGCCCCGCTGCAGCGCCGCCTGCGGCGCGGCATCTGGCTCGGCAACGGCGAGTGCGGCAATGATCCGGCGCAGACCGGCGATGGCAATCATGGCTCTACTCTCTCCAACCCATCGCCTGCCAGTCGAAGCTGCGGCCTTCTAGGGTGCCGAACGCGACCACCCAGGCCAGCCGCTCCTCGGTAGGCAGGCTGAACGCGACGTCGAACGGCACCCCGTTCCTGACCAGATAGAGGCAGTCGATCAGGTCGGGGTGCCGACTGAGTTTCCCGCGTCTTGCCTCAGCGCCGCGGGCGCCGTCTCCTCGGGAAATCCGAGTGTGCTGGCAACCGCTTCGATGCCGGCATCGCCGAGGCGGGCGACCAGCGCCTCGACCTGCGCTTCGGTCGCCGGCATTGGAACCGGCACGTCGTCGATCGCGGTGACCGAGCAGGCGAGCAGCGCGATACCTAGCCACAACCCGTTCCGGGCCAGCTCCGGTCCCGCCGCTTTGAACAGCCGGAGCTTGTCGAGCATCGTCAGCCGCCGCAACGACAGGCGCCGGCCTTCGGCGTCCGTGACGGTTTCGCCGGCAAGCGCGGCGGCGATTATCGTGTCCGAGGGCCGCATCAGATGCGCCGCCGACGAGTGGCAAAGAATTCAAGCTTCTGCTTGACGCTGGCATCGCCCTTCCACGCACCGGCGCTGGCAAGCTTGAACACCGCATTGTCGAACTGATACGTCGAGACCGAACCGTCCGTTTCCGTGACGTACTGGTAAAGCGTGCCGGTCGGCACCGAGCCGCTCGTGAAGAACTGATTCTCGGCTTCGGCGATGAAATCATCCACAGCGGAGGTACCGCGTTCGATGTCGAAGCTGCCCTCCCAGCCCTTCGGCAGTTCGGTGCCGATCTGCGCGCCGTCGAGGCGATCAACACGGATCGGATGTGTCATCTGCCGTGCCTCGAAACCGGTGACATGCGTGAGGTCCACCCGTCCGGTCGGCCCGATCACCACGAGCTGACAGTCGCGGCCGACGGAGAAGCTTGTCGTTGCCATTGAGTTGCGCTCTCCTTACCCAGCCTGCCCGCCGGGGAGGGTCTGGCGACTGACCTGCACCGTCTGGCCGCCTTCGACGTTGACGATAAACTTCTCATTGATTGCCTGGTACTTGACCTGTGCATCCGACTGCACATAGCCGAGGCTGGTGCGGCTATCCGGATTATTCGAATTGTCGCAGACGACAGTGAACGGCAGCGTTCCGTCCGTGCTGCCGAGCAGCCCCTGATTCAGCATGTTCTGAAGGAAGCTGAGCTGGGTGGCGCGCACACGGCGGAACAAATCGGCATTGATGACCTGGCCGACATATTGGCCCATGCCGGCGGCAAGCGTCGCCGCCAAATAGTTGGTCAGTCGCGTGTAGTTGTCGCCGTTGGTGGCACCGTTGGAAGAGGCGTTGTGGCCGCCGCGCACGCCCCAGAAATTGCCGGCCGGCTGAGGATTGGTGATGATATCGATGCCGGCGCCCAGCAATGCGGCGAGTTCTGCGGTGGCATAGGACGCGTTCTGCCCCGACCCGGGACTGCCGGAACGCTGGCTGCCGATGATGTTGTAGAGTGGCTTGTTGAGGCTTGACTGCTCGGGCGAGAGATTGGCGAGGCGTCCAGCCACGAAGCCCTGCGGAGAGACGAGACGGACAGTGCCATTGGCCTGGTCCGACCACCACAGCCAGTCGCCGAACATCAGTTTCGTCGCGTAGCTGTCGAGGCCGGCCGCGTATTTGGTACTGATCGCGTTGGTTATTGCATCGCCGGCGGGACCGGTGAGGATCATGTAGACGCCTTCGGCCAGGCCGAACCCGGCCTGCGCGGTCCATTGCGTCGAGTCGTCGGCATCGGCGAGCACGCCAATGCTGCAACCCTGGCCACGCAGCGCGTACATGCCGGTGCGCGGAGCAATATCCGAGCCGATCAGCGTCGCCGCCGTGACGCCGGCCGCGCCGTCCGAGCCGGGCGTGCCGCTACCGAGCGTGGTGGTGAAGCCCGCGGGCGCCGCCGTCGTGCCGCCCGCGCTGGCAACGACGATCTGCGACGGGCCTCGCTGGGGGCCGAGACCGGTATTCACCGCGTCTGCAAGCGATATCCAGAAGGCGGCGTCCGAACCTACGATATTGTCGAACACCTCGGGCGCGGTGCCCGGCAGCGCCACGGTCAGACGCCAGGAGCCGGCGGCACTGCCCGGAGACAGCGAGAGCGAGACGGCGTTTCCGAGACTGCCAGTGTGGAGCGCGGTAAAGACGAAGGTGGTGCCTGACACTTGTACTTGCGCCGCGGTGTCGCTGCCATCGCTGACCCGCACGCAGCGGAAATCCTGCGCCCCCTGCTGCACAGCGGTGGCCACCTGCGTGCCGAGATCGAACTTGCGGGCGACGATCGGCCCGAACAGGCGGGCGTAATCCGCCATCGTGCCGACGATCACAGGCTGCCCGAGCGGCCCCCAGGAAGCGGTGCCAACGACACCCACCACATTGGTCGACACGCCGTTAAGCACGAGGTTCTGCGGCGGCACAATCTGCACATAGAGATCGGGCACGACCAACGCAGTCGTGTTGATGCTACCCTGCTGGACGACTGGCATCGCTCAGCCTCCCTTCGCCGCCGGTGCGGCCACGCGAACCACCGCGCCAGCATGTTCACCGGCGAGTATGGAGCTGATGCGTTCTGGATCGGCGACAACATCGCCGCGGGCGAGACCGTCGAACGGCCTCACCACAACAAGATGAATGGTCATGCGAACTCCTGGAGATCAGCTTATGCTGCTGGTACGGTTCACCCTTCCCATGCCGAACAGCATCGCCGGCTGGACGGCGGTGGCGGCGGTGGCGTATTCAACATCATAGAGAAGATCGCGCCGATAGAGCGCTGCGTCCTGTGACTGGTCGAGCGTGGTGGTGCTGACGAAGCACAGCCGCGCGGTGGTGCCGTCCGGCAGCGCGACGAAGCGCTGTCCTGCAAGCGCGACGTCAATCGATGTGGCGACGGTGTCGCGCACGACGGGGTCATCACACCAGCAGGCGATTCGGAAACGCTGACTTTGGCGGCGGAGTTCCTTGATCGAGGCCGCATCTGCAACCACGCGGGCGATGATGTCGGCGGCGCCGGCCAAGGTCAGAGTGGTATCGGCGAGAGTGACGATGAAATCCGCCCGCGCCTGCTCCGCGAGGTTGGCGGCGACCAACTCCGGAGTGTCGCCCGTGGCGGTACGATAGACGTAGGAATTGCCGCTGGCGGCAATGCCAGCGAGCTGGCCGGCCGCAGCGGTGCCGCCGAGGGTTACCGATTCACCCGAAACGGCGATGGTGAGTGCCGCCGGTGGCGCCTGCGCGGCCCAGTGCTCGGCATAGCGCGTGGTGTTGCGCACGGCGTCATCGACGGCGGAGACGGTGACGTTCACTTCTCCGGCCGCAAGCGAGGCGTCGAGCGCCGGTGGGTTCGGCCAGCCGCGATAGATGCGTACCGGCCGAGCACAAAGACTGGGCGCAGCGGTGCCCTGCGGATACAGCGCGCCGGCCGCAAGGCCGACAAGTATCGCCTCAACATCCGATTGATCGGCCATCAGGTGCTCACCTGCCTTACCGCGAGACGCCAGCCGAGATCCGTAAGCTCCGCCGAGGCCACAATGCCGGTGCGCCCGAGATCGTCCGTCATCAGATCGGCGGTGCGCAGTGTAATCGTTGCCGAGACAGGCAGCAGCACGGTCCAGCCGGCGGCAACGCTGTCCGCCGGCAGATCGGCCGCCGGACGAGACGAGACCGTGGTGGTAAGGACGCTCGCCGGCCATGCCGTGAGCAGGAGCTGCGCGCTCGCCTTGGAGACGCCGCCATAGGCGTTGACGCCGATGCCGGCGGGCGATGCCGGCCGCAGGAAGCTCACGGTCCGATTGGCGGCGACGCAAAGCACCGGCAGCAGAGGCTGCTGCGCGGCGATGAACCACGTGCCCGCCGCCTGCACGAGATAGTCGCCAGGCAGCGTGTAGGCCGAGTCGAAGTAGCCGTGCCACAGCGCATCCCCATAGCCGTTCGGGCGCCGAAATCGGCCATCCGGCGCGCTGAAAGCCGCATGCAGGCGCAGGAACCGGTTGATGTCGACGAGCGGCGACGCCGGACCTGCCGGCCGATAGGCGTTGGCCGGCGCACCAACCCGCCGCGCGGCGACGCCGTGGGC